CGAGAGGATTACCCACGGGAAGCCCTCCACTCTTGCGCCCAGGCGATGCGCTTACTGGATGCTTCGGAGAACTTCACACCGCGGTCGGTGCCGAACCAGTAAATCGCCTCGATGACATCGACCATGTAGCGCTTGCTTGATTTGGATGTGCGGACGCCGAAATAAACGCGGCCGCCGTTGATGCCAGGCGCTGATTTCTGTTCCTGGTCCTGGGTCTGGTTTACCAGAACGGTGATGAGGTCCTTCCACTCTTCGCGGGTTAGCTTTTCGCCGTGCCAGACAACCTGATCAGACAGGTCTTTCAGCAGCGGCCACATCAGGCGGTTCTGCTTATCGGTGCGCGTCTCTTCCCGGGCCTCGACTACCATCGGCGCACGAGGGTTTACCGGCAGGGTGCGAATGTACGCGATGAGGTTGTCTTTAACGGTGTCATTAACGATGCAGTAGTGCTGTTTCATACGCCACCTCCGAGAGGTAACGCAGAATGAAGAAAACCGCAGGTGCCGCTAAGCATCTGTGACAAGGTGAGGAGTTCAGATTGTGGTCGCATTTAAGTCCCCTTAAATGCGCAGAAGTCACCGGAGTTGTTCAGGCTCCGATGACTTAATTATGGATGGATGATTATTGGAAATCAAACGTTGCTTGACGTTTAGTTATGCGTCGAATGGGTTAGGCATCATCCACCTCTGGCTTTTTGAAATTAGCCTCAATGGACTCGCCAAGGCGCTTAAGCCAATCAGCTAGTTTTAGCGCTGCTTCTTCCGGAGTTTTCTGCCCGGGGAAATCAGTGATGATGATGCTGGCTTGATGATTGCCAAAACCATCCCGGTTTATCACCATTCCCTGCTCAAGTACGGTTTGCTGATTGCTGTGCTTAACGTAGTAACGAGCCTCAGAGTTTCCAGTGCTACGCTCTTTGACGTAAGAGACAAGCTCCACCTCGGTGGTAACAGTTTTTCCTTTCGCATCCTCGACGCGCTGAATCATTGCCCTGAAAGTGTCGGTCATCACTTCACCTCCTGCTGCGGCGCTGCTGCGAGCATGGCCACATACGCGCATTCCATCGGCCCCGGCGCAGGTCTGTCATGAATCTGAATTTGGTTGCGCTCGTAATGTGCTGAGATTCCAGACTGGAGCATTTCCGCAGTAGGCTCAACCGGCACCAGAACCCAACCATCCGTAATCACCGGAGAGTTGCCAGACACGACGTCAGCGCGAACATAGAGAGTGTCGTCCTCGTGCTGATTGTCGCTGCACCAGGTTAATTCGCTGAATTCGCCATTCTCAGGCCATACACCAGCGGTTTGAAGCCAAATATACTCTGGCGCTTCCTTGCATGGCGTATTGACTGGAATATTTTCCGGAATATTTTGTTGTTGGTTTTGTGGTTGAACGGCACCCTGAAGCATGGCGGCGCGATAGGCGTTCCAGCCGACAGCTTTTCCGTGTTCAAACGCGCTGTCAAAGTCATCATCCATTTCCATCGCAGCGGGCACAGATACCGGCGCTGGCGGCGCGGTGCGATACAGAAGCACATCACCCATCTCTGTTCTTGATGCTGGCCATACATCGGCATCGGAGCCAGATTTGAGATAATCAAGATTGGACTGGTCGATGACGCACACAGGCTCCGCTTCGAGCGATGCCAGCGCAATACGCGCCAGCTCTGCAATTTCTTCGCCGAGAATAGCCCCGACATTTTCACGTCTGGATAATTCCGTCAGTCTCTCTTTGGTAATTGTGCTCATGATGCCTCTCCTTTACCGGCTGCGGCTGCCATCATTTGCAGATATTCGTCTGCATCCTGAACCCATTGACCACCAACGCCGTAATAACGGTGTGTAACAATGTCGATGGTTGCCATAGGGTCATGCTCAAGCAGTTGGCGCAGAAAGCCTTCGAGTTCGCCAGCGCAGTGTTTCACGACAGGAAGCTTCCCCGGGTGCCGAACGACGAGAAACTGGTTTCCTTCTTCGCGAATTTCATTGCGCTCCAGCTCCGCAATCCGCTCCTCATACCGAGCGCCAACGGAAACTGCTTTATGGAAGGCTTCGCACCATTTGGACGATTGCGCCTGCATCTTCTCCAGCTCATCCAGCAGCGCCAGCACGGTTTCTGGAGTTGAGCAGCGCAGATAGTGGAACCATTCATCCTGGGTATGGTTATCTGTGCTGGCCTTCTCCGCCGCTTCCCGTAATGCGCGTTTGTCGATGTTGCTCATTGGGCGGCCTCCTTGCGAATCTGCTCCCTGAACAAGCGGGCTGAGACGATGATGTCTCTGATGCGTCCTGATTTTTCGTCGAACTGCTCACCACCGTTTTTAATATGCGCATCCAGTTCTGCACTGTGATGCCGAATGAAAGCGTTGAGGTCATGCGCCCGCACTTCAGCCAGGAAAGCTTCGGTGGCCGGGGTGTTAAGCGTAAAATCATGTCGGCCTGATTTTAGGTATGCAATGGCGATCTTTGTGGCTGCGCACTCGACAGCGAATTTCTCTTTTTCAGCAGCCAGCGCCGCGCACATGGCATCTGCTTCGGCAAATTTACGCACAAGATACTCGGCGTTGGTTTCGTTAACCTTCAGATCGCGTGGAATGCACTTGCCACGCAGAAAACCTTCCATCTCAAATAATTTCATACCCCTACTCTCCCCCAAACCATCAATACCCTTCTCATCGCCGGACTGTTGCGGCACTCCTGAAATATTCCGTTGGTGCAACTGCGCGCGGTGCCGTCCTGCTCTTCCGGCGTCGCCTGGCGATAAGTCACCGTTCGCCAGACCTTGCTCACCCGGACAATCTTCCGGGCCCGCTCCAGGTCGATAGCGTTCTTCGTGATGCAGTTGATGGTCATGCCGCACTCTGTGGCCACATCCTTCGCGGTGAAGGTCCGGTGCGTTTCGAGATAACGCAGAATTGCCTGTTTGCCTTTCATGCTGCCCCCTTGGAGCGGTAAGAATCCCAGGTGAATGACAGCGTGCATCCGCCGCCGTCGCTCATGCGATCAAGAACGCGCTCGCCGATGAATGCAGCCAGTTCTTCCCGGGTCTGGTTGCTTATCAGGATGGTCGGCTTCATACGCTCATAACGGGTGTTGATGATTTCGAACATTATCAACTTCTCGGCGTCGCTTCCGAACTGCACGCCGACCTCGTCAATAATCAGCAGATCAGGCTTTGTGAAGTAACGGATCACCTCATCCTCAGTACGGCTTGAGCCCTTCGACCATGTTGACTTGTACTCACGGGCAATTTTCAACGCCGTGGTAAACACTGCAGAGCTCTGGTGTTCTGTGATCGCATGCCGTGCGATAGCCAGTGCCAGGTGATTCTTTCCGGTGCCTGGTTTGCCGCACATCACAAGACCGCCACCCTTCTGCAAACGCTCTGGCCAACGGCTTGCATACGCCTGGCACACCTTAAGTGCGCGTTTTGCGTCGTCGTTCACTGGCTCATAGTTCTGCAGCGTGCAGTTTTCGAAGCGCGCCGGTATGTTCAGGCCGTCCAGCAGAAGATCGATATTTCTTTTGCGCGCGGCTTCGTCGTTACGAATTTTTTCACCCTGAAGGCGGATCAACTCGTCGCTAAGGCAGCCCGGGCAGATGCTTGAACGAGGCGGAATCTTGATGAGTGAGTTAGGGTAAGTCCGGGTTCTGCACTCATACTGGCCATGCTTCTCGCAAGTTTCTGTAGCGATAGCGACGTGAGTATCTTCAATTTCAACTGGCGGCTTGCTCAGCTCTTCGAGGCTTTTCTCGAGTTGCGTGATTTTTTCATCCAGCGTCATGATCAGTCCCTCGCCCAGGCTGGAATTTCGGTCTGGCCATAGTCCTTGCCAGCGAAGTTCTCTGATACGCGAGGTTGATTGCGAACAGGCTGCTTAGCGCCTTTCGGCTCAAACAATCCCTGCCAGCCATTCGCGATGCTCTGGTTGATGATTTCTTCAGGCTGGTATCCGCTGCACTTGCAACGCTCAAGCAGGTTGATGGCCTGGGTAACCGTCTGCTGAGACTTGATCGGTTTCTTCAGGTCACGACGATAATCGACCCATGACTTCCAGACTGAAACTGACAGCCATTCAGGAAGGTCAACACCAGCCGGATCGAACGAAGCCGGTTTGGGGGATTTAGGGGGTTTATTAATATTGTCTTTATTGTCTTTTGTAATAGTGTCTTTTGTGTGTCCCCATTTTGGTGACATGGTTGTCACTGTTTTGGTGACACTTTTTGTCACTACGGTAGGGACATTGTCACTACTATGGTGACAGTCACTATTGTGGTGACATTTTGGCGCAGGCTTAGTGCCCGGAATTACCCACTCACTCAGGTTTTTGTTGGGCCCGATCAGCATGCCGTCGGACACCAAAACATTCATCGCAATGAGTTCGTTTTTGGCAGTGTTAACCTTCTGGCGAGGTAATCTGGTCAGCTCCGAAAGTTGTGAGTCTGCAATGCGGTCCATCTTCTTGTTGAAACCATAGGTTTTGCGGCAAACAGCATGAGCTACCTTGGCCTGATTTTTTGTCAGGTTCGCGCCGATAAGCTCCTCATACAACTCGTTTGCCAGACGGGTGTACCCATCGTCTGTATCGGCCACGCGTTGCTCCTGTATTCCCGAAACTACTGCGGGAAAGTTGAGAATTTCTGCGGTATTTGACATACTTACTCCCGTTACTTGGCGTAACACAGTGTCTTGAAAGCCGTTGCTGCTACCAACAGCGCGGCTTTCGCCTTTTCATAGCAGACCTGGCTGCTGCTCACGCTTAACGCGCTTCTTTTCGAACTTGTCAGACGGCAACTGTTGCTTCTCCGCCCAAAGCTTCGCGTGTCGTAACACGTCATCGAAAATCCTCCCCTTTCGACTGGCCTGTGACATGCGCTTGTACATATCGACGGCCTGAAAAGCCCCCCCCCTGAGCCACCGCTACGGTGAATCCCTGTTTGATCAGTTCATCGCGCACATGCTTCTCGATAAATTCGATGTGGTTCATGGCTATCTCCGGTTACATGACGCCGAGCATCGAAGTGACCATCGTCATCAGCGGTCCTACCTGCTCCGGCATGAGGCGGAACAGCGACGCTATACCCTCGCTTACCTCTTTCAGCTTCTGATGCTCCGGAGCGTCCAGCAGCACGGCCTGCTTAGCCTCTGCGAGTTCTTTCTCGGCTTCAGCAAGGCGAGACATTTTGCAATCGGCGCCGATCAGGCGAGTTCGATACTCAACCGGCAGGACCGCCATGATTGCTGGCGTCAGCTGGCGCACGTTCTCGCGGTACTGCTCAGAGTCGAAGCGGTTATCCAGGAAGCGAAAGAGTTTCTGGCGTGCCCGGCTGATGTCTTCCGGGAAGCTGATGGCGGTCCCGCCCTGCTCCCGGTACTCGTTGATGATCAGCGCCGAAACGACGTCCTGATTGTCCAGCGCCGACGACCATGCCCGGACCGCATCGCGGATCTTTTCGTGGTCTGGCGCCGCCTTAGGTTGAGCGCGGTTTATCACCGCTCCCGGGTGTATTCCGGTATTGTGTTGATACGCAAGTGAATGCATTGCTTTCCCTTTCGTGGTTAGGGCCGCCGTTAAGCGGCATGGTTCTCTGGGTGTGGAAACAGGTCGGGAAGATCAGGTCGAATTTCGTGTGCCTTAATCTCGCCACCAGTAGCGTTTACGATGGCTGTTACTTTTTCCGGAGATACGGAACCACCGTTAAGCCACTTGTGAACCGCTGGCTGGCTAACGCCGCAAATATCTGCGAGTCGCTTCTGGCTGCCAACGATTTCTAAAGCTCGTTGAATAACTTTGTTCATGGATTTTACCTATCCGATTACTGGATTAATGAAAAGATAACCCAAGTTATGGGTATTGTCCATAACCTTTGTTATTTTACTCTACATAACCTCGGTTATATATTGATAAGATGAAAACATTTGCAGAACGACTGAACGCGGCTATGTCGGCCGCTGACATATCTCAAGGACAGTTGGCTGATAAAGTCGGTATATCCCAGCCTGCAATTCAAAAGATGACGTCAGGTAAAACGAGCGGCAGCCGTAAGATGGTCGAGCTAGCTCATGCTCTGGGTGTAAGGCCGGAATGGCTTAGTTCTGGAGTGGGGGAAATGCGGATTGATGGTAATGTGCCATCGGCGGCCCAACCGGTCTCGGAAACAATTGATGTCTTTCGGGTTGATGTTTTAGACCTGAAAGTAAGCGCTGGTCCGGGGTCTTTTATGATTTCTGAATTTGTTGAGGTCCTGCATGCTATTGAGTTCACAACTGAGCATGCCAGATCTCTTTTCGGGAACCGCACTCAAAATGATGTGAAGGTGATGACCGTAGACGGCGACAGCATGTGCCCGACAATACAGTCTGGCGATCGCCTCTTCTTTGACGTTTCAGTGAGGAACTTCAAAGTTGACGGGGTGTATGCGTTTGTCTTCGGGCAGCACTTCCACGTTAAGCGCCTGCAAATGCAGGGTCTGCAGCTGGCTGTACTTTCCGATAACCCGGCGTACAAAGACTGGTATGTGACAGAAGAAAATCAGGACCAGCTGTACATCATGGGTAAGGCGCTGATCCATGAGTCCATTGCTTACAACAAGCTTTGACAGCTGGGGCTTCTGCAAGGTGTTCTGGTCAGCGCATAGTTGGTAGCGGCCTGAAGAGACGTTTGGGTAGATGATTTTTATTTTTCACAGCAATAGGATGATTTATGACACAGTTTCAACTTGCGTTAATCGCCAGGGAAGTTGATGGAGAAGTCATCCATCTTCGCACCAAAGACGGATACATCAATGCCACCGCAATGTGCAAGTCTGCAGGGAAACTGAAGTGGTCAACAAAAACTGGCCACCGAGTTAGAGTTTTTCCAGTATCGATTTTCCGATTC